ACTAACATTGCTGGTCGTCGCGTACGGTATGGCATGATTCGTTGGATGAAAGATGCCGTACGGATGAAGAACTATTTCCGGTCTGTGGCTGCTGAACAGCTTGGGTATGCCCCTAAAGCTAAGTGGATGGTAACTGCAAGCGCAGTTGAAGGGCGTGAAGACGAGATTCGTCAAGCACACACTAAGCGTGATCCACTGATGATCTTTAACGATGAAGCAGTGTTTGGACAAAACGTTCTACCTGTTCAACCTCCCGGTATTGAATCGGCCTTGCTCAATGAAGCGAACGTCAATACACAGGATATGAAAGATGTCACTGGTATCCATGATGCCTCACTCGGTATTCGGTCTAATGAAACCTCGGGTCGGGCTATTATGGCAAGACAGCGAGAGGGCGATGTTGCCAATCTTCAATTCCACGATAATGGTAACGCCTCAATTCTTGAATGTGGGGATGTCATTAATCAACTTCTTCCTCAAATCTACGATGGTAAACGAATTATTCGTGGTATCGGGGAAGACGAAAAAACTAAGTTTGTAAAGATCAACGATCCTTACGATCCTGAAGCAATTGATATGTCGATTGGAAAGTTTGACGTAGCTCTCAGTACTGGTACTTCTTACACCACTAAGCGTGTTGAAGCTGCACAAGCTATGATGGATGCTATTCAAGTTTGGCCACAACTTATGTCTGTTGCCGGAGACCTTGTTGCTAAGGCTCAAGATTGGCCCGGAGCAGATAAGCTTGCAGAACGGCTTAAGAAAACTATTCCTCCTCAGTTCCTTGAGGAAGATGATGAAGACGCAATGGGTATCACGCCTGAACAGCTTCAAGAGCTTCAGCAAGCTCTACAACAGCTTCAAGCTCAAAATATGGAACTTCAGCAGAACCTTAAGGATAAGCAAGCTGAACTTCAAATTGATGCTTATAATGCAGAAACTCAACGTATTCGTGCGCTATCTGATAATCAGGTTGACGCAACTGAAACCAATTACAAGGGCATTAAAATGATCCTTGACTCGGCTTCAAAGGTTGATGAACTTGACCTTCGTAGTGCGATTGAACAGAATAAACCGACTACCGGAGGCTCTACTAATAGTGCCAAGCCTTCCTCCGGACCTCAGTCGCAAACATAAGGCAAGATTGGCAAACTCGGTTAAAGGACCGCAAACCTTACTATGAGCGAAAATCTCGATAATAACAACAACACTACTGAACCAACTGAAACCGTTGAAACTACTAACGAACCTAGTCTTGATGATTTTGAGACTGAGTTCTTTTCCTCGGGGAATAATAAGGCGCCCGTAAAAAAGCCTGATGTAGAAGAAACAGTCGAAGAAGAAGATAGTGTTGAAAAAACTACTTCGGAAGAAACGAACAGCGAAGAAGACACGGACGACGAAGAAGAGACTTCGAGCAATGATGACGATACTTCTGAAGAGGAAACTCCTAAGAAAGAAAGTCGAGCTGAAAAACGTATTCGTGAACTAAATGCTAAGTATCGTGAAGAAGAGCGTAAGCGTATGGAGCTTGAAGAGCTTCTTCGTAATCGTGATAATAAAACTTCTGAACTTCCGAAAACTGGTGAAGAAGAAAAGCCAAAGTCAAAAGAAAACAACGAAGAAATTAAACCGCCCCATTGGGATGATGAAGACGCAGAAGGAAACAAGATTTATCCGTTGGGTCAATTTGATCCAAAGTTTAATTCGGACCTTGTACGTTACACCATCCGAGAAGAACAGCAGCAGTTCCAAAAACAGCAAGCTGAAAAGGAACAGGCACGTAAAATTCAGGAAGCTGAAAAAGCTGTTCAACAGCAATGGGAAGAAAAATTAGCACCCGCACGGGAGCGTTATCCCGATTTTCAGGAACGTGGTCAAGAACTAATTGACCAATTTAGCGATCTTGAACCTAATTATGCTAAGTATCTTACGGACACTATTCGTTCAATTGACAACGGGCCGGACATTCTTTATCATTTGGCTTCAAACCCTGAACTTGCAAATGAAATTGTTCGTAGAGGTCCTGCACTTGCTAGTGTGGAACTTGGACGCCTTTCAGTGCAGTTCGATACAAACGATGGGCCAAAAACAAAAAACACGTCTCGTACGAAAGTAACCAACGCACCGCCGCCTCCTCCTACAACGAGGGGAACGTCTGCACCTAAAAAGAAAGACCTCGATAATCTAGACGATTTTGAAAGTGTTTTCTTTAAAGGTAATTAATTGGTGTGATTTTCGTATGGACACAAAACTATACAAAAACTCATACGAAAGGAAATAGTCATTATGGCTACTGTAACTGTCGATCAGGCAAAATTGGTCCTTAAATCTTTTGCTGCGATCTTTCAAAATAACCTTGTCTCGAAGGACCTCGTGACTTGGAATAAACACACTGGAGAAATGAACGACCGTAATGGCCTTACTGTTGTTGAACAGGTTACTCCTGATTACTCGACTACGTTTACGGACGAGTCTGTTGCTGATCTCAGTAGTGGTGTTCAAGATACTACGTTCGGTTCCGAACAGTATCGCCTCCGCAATGTTGTGGGCACTAGCATGGGCTGGGGCGACTTCGTGAAGATTCGGGACATCGGGGATGCTCGTGAAAGCGAAGCAATCAAGGCTGCTGCTCTGCGTCTCGCACATGACATTGATGCCTACATTCTGCGCTTTGCTGCTCTTGCATCGAACAACCTTTTGGGCGATGGTTCTTCGAACGTTTCGACTTGGGATGATGTGGCCGCTGGCTACACCCGCCTTAAGCAGGAAGGTTGTGAAGACGACTCGATGATTCGTGCAATCATGGCTTACGAAGATAAGCAGGCTCTCGGTAGGGATATTGTTGAGACCAACGTTACGGGTAACCTGACTGGTCTTGGTAATGGTGTTTATCGTAGCGGCTGGCAAGGTTCTATTGCGGGTATCCCGACGACCTTTACCCAGCAACTTCCAAGCTTTACTGTTGGTACTCGTCAGACGGCTTCGGCCTTGACGGCTGGTACAGCAGACTCGGCTGGAGCCTACGAAGACTACTGTATCTCCGGTGCTCCGGGCCAGTACCTCACTCAAATCCTTAACATGGATATTGGTGCGGGTTCTGAGACTATCGTTGATGGTGAAGTATTCACTATCGCTGGTGTCTTTGCTTGGGACAATCGGGCTAAGAAGGCGCTTCCGCATCTTCAGCAGTTCCGTGTTGTAGGTAACTTTACCGCTTCTATTGGTGCTGTTGCTCCTCGTGTTTATCCGGCAATTGTTACTTCTGGTCCATTCCAGACCGTTTCGGCGGCTCCTGAGAACACGGCTGTAGTGACGTTTGTTGGTGCGCCGGGTGCGGTTCTCAAGCCTCGTTTCCTTGCTAACAAGGGTGCTGTTTGCGTTCACACTATGGACCTCATCGTTCCGGCAACGGGTATTTCGATGCGTAAGGAGCTGACTAAGCTCCCTATGTCGGTTCGCATGTGGCAGGACTCGAAGTTTGAAACTGGCGAACACCGTGTTCGTTTCGATGTGGCTATCGAGCCTAACATCGTTGCAAACGCTCGTCGTCGTCTGGTTCGAATTAACGGTTCGTAATCTAACAATATGCTTGGGGCCTCTGCGCAAGGTAACACTTGTGTACGCCCCAAGTCTCATATTTAAGGAATAAAATATGCACGTACAAGAACGTTATTCGCCTGTTCCGGTTGCTGCTAACTCTACTGTTGTTTTGAACGGTAGTGGTGTTGGTGGCTTCCTTTGCACTACTTCTGGCACTGTTACTCTTGTTCGTAACAACGGTAATGGTAGTACAACTACTTTGGTAAGTGCAGCTGCTGTAACTGCCGGACAATGGCTTCCGCTTCCTTTTTACATCGGATCAGTAGGCGGTACTTTTACTACTGCTGGTGGTGCTGTAGGCTGTCTTGGGGTGGTATAAACAATGACTCTTATTTCAACGATTATTACGGATGCTTACCGAGAAACCAACCTTATTGCAAGGGGTTCCACGGAAACCGTAGCTGAGCAAACCGAGGCTCTTCGCCTGCTGGATCGGTATATTCAATCGTTGTTTGGTAACGAGGCAGGTGATAATCTAATGGAAGTGTTGTTTGGAAATAACAGCAACATTGACAATAGTACATATAACAATGAATTTGAAACGTTCATTACAAACTGGTTTATGCCTACAGGTTATCGGCTTAAACTAAATCTTGAACAGACAAAGACTATTAGACTTAAACCTAACCCTCAAGACGGTGCAATGTTTGGTGTTGTAGACGCCAGTAATAATCTTGCTACGTTTCCTCTTATTATCGATGGTAACGGTTCTCGTATTGAAAGCGTAACTGATCTAACTTTGAATACTAATGGTTTTGAGGGAACATGGTTTTATCGAGCAGACAGGGCAAATTGGCAAAGAGTTTCTGATTTACTGGTAACAGATGAGTCTCCGTTTCCTAAAGAGTTTGACGATCTCTTGATTATTGGCCTTGCTTTTAGGCTTGATCCTCGTAACGGCTCTGGTATTAATCAAGCTAGTGCAAATCGTTATCAAAGTATGCTCCGTAAATTTCGGGCTCGTTACTCTCAAATTCAAGAACGACCTCTTGATCGTTCTCTTTCTGATCTTGACGGAAATCAACGCCGGTATTGGAGAGGTTATAGCCTTAATGGAGAGTTTGAGCGTGGAAGTATTTTTAGATGGTAAAAGGTAAATAATAATGCAAGACCTTCCTCTTTTTCCTAGCGATTATAAAAGGCTTGTAGCTAAAGAGGCGTATATTCCTCTTATTAACCGTTTTGCAGAATTTAATCCTTCTCTTAACGAATCTAAGGTTTCTTTGATTTCTAGGCCGGGTCTTCGGTTTTTTGCAACTGCCGGAACAGGGCATGTTCGTAAGATTTTTACAGAAGCAGGGGCTTTTAATGGCGACGCTTTTGTAGTCAGTGGTAACAACCTTTATCGAGTAAATGCAACTACTGGTGTAGTTTCTGACCTTGGAGCTATAAGCACTTCTTCCGTAGGTGATGTCAGTATGGCTGCTACGTCTCCTATTGGTACTGATGTACCTAGTTATTTGTTTATTGCAGAAGGACAGGTCCTTTGGTTGTACACTGACAATGGACACGCACGAGGACAACTTCAAGCTTCTGGCGCAATAGCCAATAACGATAAAATTCAAATTGATGGTATCTATTACCAATGGACAAACGCCAGTGTTGATGCAGGGACACCTGATGGTTCTTTAAGCAATCCTTGGTTAGTCGATCTAGGTGGTAACAACTCTGAAGCTCTTACTAATCTGTTTATTGCAATTGACTCTAACGGAGAACCGGGGACTACTTATTCAACTAATCTAGTTGAAAATCCTAATGTCGAATCTTTGAGTTACGGAGCAAATGATTTATTTGTTCAGGCCAAGGTTCCGGGTGCAAGTGGAAACACTATTTCAACAACCGTAATTACAGGGGTCAATCTTTCTTGGAGTGCCACTACTTTAGAAGATGGTGGTACGGATCAACTTTCACAAGTAACTACTCCTGATGATGCTGGTGCTATTTCTGTGGCGCATATTAATTCGTTTGTTATTGTTGTTCCCGTTCAAAGCGATGATATTGGTACAGTAGGCAGGTTTTATTGGGTTGATCCCGGTGAACGAACGATTGATCCTTTGAATTTTGCAACAGCAGAAAGAAGCCCTGATCGTATTAATCAGGTAATTACTTTTTCTGATATGTTCTGGTTGTTTGGAGATAGAACCACAGAGCCTTGGGTTACTACTGGTTCTCCACAATCTCCTATGCAAAGATTTCAAGGGATTATTTTTGATAGGGGTTCGTGGGAAGGAACAGCCGTTAAAATTAGAGACAGTATGATCGTGGTAGACGAGGAAGGCGCGGTATTTATTATTAATAACGGTCAACGTCGTATTTCTAATTCAGGTATTGAAGAGCGAATTAGACGCTCTATCCAAATACAAGCTAAAAGGTCTATATAATATGAGCGTTCAATTCATGGATAACTTCTCTATTTACGGAGAGGACGAAACTATTATGTTGCAAGGAACAGCTTGGTCTGCTGTTTCTATGAGTACTTTGTTAAACGATCCTGATGGTGTATCTGGTGGAAAAGTGTTTCAAATTAAAAACTCAACTAGCTTTCAACCGTCTTTGATTGTTCCAACAGCTACAGATGTAATTAATGTAGCATTTCGTTGGTATGTAAGTACTCAACCTGAAAACTCTAGTCGTTGTCCAGATGTTGAATTTAGGGATGTAGACAATAGTGTACGATATATTGTACGTCAAACTGTAGTAGGTGGTTTGGAATTGGTCCGTACGGATGGGGCAGGCTCGGTTATTGATAACATTGAGCTTGCAGGTTTTACTACTGTAGCAACTTCTGGCGCTGTTCTTAGTAACGCTGTTTGGAACCACGTAGAGGTTAGCCTTAATCGTACTACTGGTGTTTATACTATTTGGGTAGAAGGTGTAAGTGTTCTAAATGGAACAGATGTTTCTCCGGCAACAGGAAATACCTCTATTGTCGCTTTTAGAGAAAACTGGCTTCCTTCTGCGGGTAGTTCTAATGCTAATATTTACATCAAAGATTTAGTTATTTCAGATAATAACGGAAGTGTTAACAACGCACAAATTGGTTCGGTTCAGGTTGTAACTCTTTCACCAAACGGAGATGTAAGCTCTGGATGGACTCGTAGTTCTGGTTCTACTGATTATGAACTTGTAGACGAACTTACACCAGATGATGCCAATTATATTGAAGCGGGTAGTACTCTTCCTGCGGCCAGTATTATGACACTGAGTAATTTGCCGCCAGATATTGTTGGTATTCGGGCTTTGCAAACTATGGTTCGAGCCTTGAAAACAGATGGCGGAGATGCGACCCTTAAAGTCTCTTTGGTTTCAGGTGTGGACGAAGACGCCGGAGCTACTCACGCAGTCCCTACTTCTGCTCAATATGAATGGGATATTAGCGAATTTGATCCGGCTACTGCGGCTCTTTGGACGCCCATCGCCGTAGATGCTGTAAATATTAAGATTGACAGGACTCTTTAACAATGGCTGATATTCGGGCTTCTCAAGTCCAAGTACTTGCAAGTATTTCAGAACCTTCTGAAGAAACGCGCGTATCTCAAGCAGCTTTACTTGTTGCTGAAGATTCAGACGGGGGTGATGTAAGGACTACTCAAGTTCATGTATTAGCTGCCGTAAAAGGGCGTGTAAATGATCCAGCCATCAGAGTTTGGACTGCGACGATTGATGGTCATGATTTTTATTTCTTACGTCTAGGTAATGAAGAAACCCTTGTTTATGATGTACAAACTGAACAATGGTATGTTTGGGGTGACTCTGATACTTTTTTATGGGGTGTATATACCGGAACAAATTGGGTTTCTGGTAATAAATTTGCCAGTACATTTGGTTCTAATATTCTAGTGGGTTCAGACTCTTCGGGTTCTTTGTATCTACTTGATCCTGATAAAGATAAAGATGATTCTGCTGTTGTAGGAAGGGATGCACAGGCTTTTACTCGTAGGATTACAAGTCAAATACCTGTTCGTGGTTATGACAGAATTAGTCTTTATCAAATAAATCTTCTAGGAAGTACGGGTAAACTTACTGACGAAACTCTTACTTCTATAACTTTGTCTTATTCAGACGATCAGGGTGAAAATTATACTGTAGCAGACACAATTAATATTCCGAATGACGCTTTGACAGCTAGGGCAACTTGGCTTAGTTTGGGAAGTTTTGAGCAACCGGGTCGTCTTATCCGTATTGAAGATGAAGGGGCTCTACGTCGAGTAGACTCTCTTACCATGAATTTGAATGTGAAAGAACAATAAATGTCTTTTAATGATATTAACCAGATGTTTTCTATTGTTGATCCTCAAACAGGAAAACCTACTGATTATTTGATGAGATTACTTAGAGACCGTGGAATAGACGTAACTAACATAGAAGATGTTGTTCAGGTTCTTCAAGAAGATGTAGACGCTATAAAACTAATTCTAGACGTTATAAATGGTACAGTTTTTACTGCTGGTACAGGACTTGAAGGGGGAGGCGTTCTAGGGACTAACGACCCCATTGAGTTTGATTTAGAGAATACTGCAGTTACTCCCGGTAGTTACACTAACACTAATCTCACGGTAGACGCACAAGGCCGTATTACGGCTGCTGCTAACGGAGCCGGTGGTGGAGGGGGGTCCTTATCCTTAATCAGCACAGTGACCACATCAGCTTCACAGGCAACAGTTACGTTTTCCAGTATTCCGGGAACATTCAAAGATTTGATATTGGTTGTGAACGCGAGAGGAACCGCATCTACGACAG